TTATTCCTAATCCATGCGGACCTATTGTTCCTATAGATGGCGATATTTTTGAATATACCAAATTAAACACATCATAATCAAATAGTGTGTCGTCAGAAAGTAGGCAAATTTTGTTATACTTTGATTCAGCAATTCCAGCGTTCCATGCTGGATTGACGTATATGTTTTTACCAAAATCTAAAATTTTGACTTTAGGTAAAGAACAAACGAAATTTGGCGTATTGGCAGAATCATTATTAATAAGTATAATTTCTCCAACCATAGGAGAGGAAGAAACCCCTATCAATAATTTTTCTACACTATCAGATTTCCATAGTGTGGGTATTATAACACTAATCATTTTTTATTCAAGTTTTTAACTGTATTAGACAATACTCGCATAAAATTATCGTAACGAACGATATCTTTTATGGTTGATAGCTCTTTATATTTGAGAGTATCATACTGAACACCAAATTTTTCGGTTTTATCAACAGATTCGTCAATTATCGTATTTTTGTCGTATTTTACGGCATAACTATGGGCAATATATTTTAGTAAAGCTTCATCTATTTGATAATTAGCCCGACGAATGATTTCTGCCGCATTATCCCAATGGTACCCGTCAGTTGGCAGTCTGTTTGGTTTAATTGAAAGTTTGTGACTACCAACTAAAATCTTAGTAATTATTTGAATTGGAGATCTGACTGGAAAATGATTTAGTGGGATATTTTCTAAAATATATTTATGTGTGTGGACTGGCGTATAATCGAACGGATTAGAAAACCTATAGATCATATGGTTACCTTCTCCAACGAAATGGTTATTTACCATATATCCGGGAAAAACTACTTTGTCGTGAGGCTGAGTTTCTTTTAACTTTGGGTAAAAGTTACCCCAAAGCGGAGCTTGATAGTTTTCGTAATTAGCGTTTTTAGGCACCCAAGTTTTCCACTGCATAGATGGGATCATTCCCGGCGGAACTGTGGAAAGAGCTTGTTCTAATTCTTTGCGTTTAACGTCCAGAAACTCGTCGGCGTCTAGGATAAATGCCCAATCAAATTTTTCTTTTTGGAAAGCAGATTTTATAGCTCTATTAGTGAGCAAAGCTTGCTGGTAATCAACATTAAAGTCATTGTAAATGACAATGTCAAAACCTTCCTTCTTCAACAGATCTAAAATTTCTATAGTGGAGTCGCAGCACCCATTATTAATGATGTAAAATCGATCAATTACTTTTGAGTTAACTCGAATGAATAGTTCTATAATATCGCATTCATCTTTAACCATTGAAATGCAAACCAGCTTCATTTTTTCTTATACCTCGCAAGAATATCTTTTCTTTTAACTAATTCATCATTACAATAATATTGATCGTTCTGCATAGTCCAAATATCTTTTTTGACTTTTAACCTCCAACCCGAAAATTCTTTTACTGGTATTTCCTTATCTAGGAAAAGCTTTTGTAATTCAGATAAAGAATGCACATCATCACCTCACATAAACTACGCCGATTTTCTTACCAGTACCTCGGTTAGTTGCGATTACTCGATATGAGTCATTTTGATTAGCGTCGGCTAATTCGTCGCATCTATCCATAGACCAGCTCTCATCACTACTGCCTCCAGTAGTCGTCATCCAAGTTCCACCTCTATTGATTCTTCGCTGAACTTCGTAGAAAATTTCATCATCAGCATCATAACCTAGTTTCGGTTTGGTTGACCCAGAAGAAGGTCTACTAGGCGGGCGGTCGCCGCCCATACCCAAAAGAAATAGTCCGGTTACGATTAAAAACAAAATTAGAAGAATCTTCAATATAGCCGGTATTGCATAAAAAAATGGGCTAATATGATACCAAAAATCTTTTAGGATTTCTTCTTCAGACAAACCCTTATCTTCATATGATCTGTCTCGAAAAATCATACCAAACAAATAATAACAAATAAACAAAAATAATAAAATAAAAAAACCACTAACAGTCATAATATAATTCCTGAGATGGTAGCGGGTGAGCGAATTGCACGCCCGACCTGTGGATTATGAGTCCACCGTTCTGCTACTGAACTAACCCGCAATTCATCTATTTATACGTTAATCGCCGACGATATCTCTAGTCTCTGCTCGCTTCATTTTAAATCGCACGTGATTTGCGTGAGCAGAAATAAGCGACCTTTTAATTTCGCCTCTTTGGTGGGCGTCTGAGATAAATCCGTTGGCTTCTCCTGAGGCTAATGCCCGCTTTAGGTATCTGGGAAGCTTTGCTGTGTGAAAATCAGATCTATTGGCCATTTAAAATTTCCTCGCACTTGTTCCAAAAGTTTTGTTGTTGACCGGGATGGAAGATTTGAAAATTGTGATAAAAGGTTTCAACTTCGCCTCTTCCAAACGTTGTTCCTTGACCGTAAACTGGCATACCGTCCTTCAATGCCCAAAAGTCGCACTCACTAGGTTTTCTATCATACCTTAATGGGAGGTATAAGTCAACTGGAACTCCATTTTCTTCAGCCGCCCAAGTGTATTCTTCTGCAACATCAGACCTTGGATTTTCTAGCGCAGATGGCTTACCAATCTTAATAAACGTTTCGCGACTCAAGGCGACGGCAGATGGAGCAGCAAAAACATGCTGATCGTTTTCAATATGATTTGATCGTTGGATATTCCCAACCACAAATCCTTCTGCGGCTTTTTCAATATACTCGTCAATAGAATATTCGTCTAATGGTATGCAATCCGCATCCAAAAAGAAAATAACATCATGGTCTACCTTGCGTTCAATAATAGAATTAGCAAAAGTCAAAACATTAACGCCATTCAAGCACCAAAAATAATCCATAAAAGCGCCATGGCGCAGATTCGCTTTAACCAAATAGTGTTCATACTTACTTTTGTTGTATTTTTCGACAACCTTTGACTGTAGTTGAACAGTCTTTGGGTCGATATTATCCATGTAATAAGAAACAATACAAGCATTAATATTCATAATATTACTCACGATTTCCAAGGAAGAGATCCGTTATATTTATCTAGCATAGTTTTATTGCCATTTAAGAAAAACTCAGAGTTAACTGATAACCCAGTATTACCTACTCTATATTTAACTGTGTATTGGCGAGTACAATCATATTGCAAATTATTTTGTTTAGACATTAAAACGTGAGCTATGGCTCTATCAATTTCCATTTGATTCGGTTCACGGAATTTACGATACCAAACAGGAGACATTCCAACAGCAACTTCTTTTTTGATAAAATAGCAATTAACGTCTACGAAATAATCTTCTGGATGAAGAATGCTTGGCCACATACCTAAACTCTCGCAGTCATCATTGCACAAAACGCTTCCATTTTGGTCTATGATCTTACGAAGAGAATATGCCCAACTTAGATTTTTTTCTTTAACTAGATCAACCAAGCTCTCAATATGATTGGGTTCTAACTCATTGTCGTCGTCTAGCCAGAGATGAAAATCACCGTCTGCAAAATAAGTAGTGCCACCATAGATACGATGCCCGTTATAGCGATTAGTACCTGTAGGATATGGAAGAACATATATGTGTTCAGTCGAGCCATTTGGAAACTCCAAAGTTTTTACAATGTTATCTACCGAATTCCAACGATTCTTACCATCGACAACAACAATATGTTCGATATTTTTATAAGTTTGCGCACGAACAGATTTGATACAAGAAGCAAGATGAGGGTTTCCGGTAGTTGGTGTGATAACAGAAACTTTCATAATTACTTCTTTACTGCTGTCTTTCTTACTCGACGCTTCTTAGAACCTAACTTCGCTCGGCCCTTTCCGCGGCCCTTTAAACCTACTTTTGCTGGCATGGGAGATTCTCCTTTAAAACATCAAATTTTCTTAGTTCACAAGCATTTATTATATCTTGTTTTTTTTCTAAAGTCAATACTGACCAATCCCGTATCTCAATCAGCGTACGATGACATCCTACGCAATATTGATTGTTAAGATCCAACTTACATACGTTGATACAGGGCGAGGTCATATTGGCGTTTTTCTGCCCACAGATTTAATATCAGTTTCTTCAGTAACATACTGATATGCTCCCTTAGAATAGGCGATAGCAATACGCTTACTCTTGGCTATAATCTGATCCCTCACTTCAGGCGATTCTTTAGCCAATGCAATTGGATCCATGATAGAATTTTTTTCTGTCCAACTGGCATTTGTATTCAGTGAAGAGCAGCTTGCTGCGATAATGGATTCTTTTCGGGGGATAAACCTGACAGTTGGCTTGTAATCAACTATGGCAGCTCTAGTCGGAGCAACAAATTTAGTTGCAACTACTCCTCTGAGTTTTTTCTTTTTCTTTGACTTAAACTGAGTTTTTGTGTATATTAGCATTAAGATTAGACGGCATTAAAAATATAATTTTTAGTGATTTTATCCTTAATCATACTAGGTGTGTCGAGATAAGGTTGTTCTAGCTGGAACGGGCAACCATTTTGCCAGTTATTCTTAACAAGAAAATGCTGAAAAATCTTGATGTGTTCAATATTATTAGGGTCAAACTTGACCAGTTTTTTGGGTTTCAACACTTTAAACGTCACATTAGCATAACTCATAATTTAATTTTCCCTAGTTTTAGATTTTAGAAATTTTCCTAAAAAAACACTAACAACAAATGATATCAACAACCATATTAACAAAAAAGAAAACAGCATTTGCAGTTTTGTCATTATATTCACCTTAACAATACCATTATACCCTAACCGTAGGGAAAAATCAATACAAAAAACTCTAATAGAATCAATGACTTACAAGTAGACTTCCTTGAACTTTTTCATAACTTCTTCAGGAGAATACTGAGCAACTATGCCCTTATAATCTTGTTTGGGTCTATTAGGCAGATCTAACATCATTTTTTCTAGATTTTTTTCACTGTAAAGCAATCCATAAGGCTCCAACCAATTTGCATGGTTTCTATCATACCCACCTTCCCAAGCTAAAACGGGTTTATCGAAAAATAAAAACTCCGCAATAGAATTTCCGAAAGACTCACCCAGCCTTCTGCCGTGAATCATTGCATCGCAAGCAGCGATAAAATTAGATTTCATCTGATTTCCGAAAAATGGATCTAGATAATAAATATTTGGATGTTCGAAAAATCTTTGCGTATTAGCGAACAAAAATACAATATTAGGATTTTCCTGAACAACTTTTGAAATTACTTTCTTCACTCCCGGTAAATCAAAAGTAAAAAATCCACCATGTCTTCCATATACAAATTTATTTTTCGGAATACCGAGTCTAGTTCTCAGGTAAGAACCGCCTCTATGATCTGGTGTGGGCATATCGACAATATAAGGGACAAACGGAGGCTGCGTTTTTAATTTATAATTTTTCTTTATTTCTTTAGCCAACCACTCCGAAATATAAGCGTAAACGTCGCCGTGCGGTTGGTGATATTGAAATACAGCATGGACTACAAACTTGGTTGTGTCGACAAATGGTGGGGCTTTATCCCCGGCTTTTTGCGCGTAAACAACATCAAACCGTTTTGATATTTGGTTTAATTCTTCGGGAGAAGAATAGCTGATAACTTCATATTTTTTGGAAAGCTGGCGAATTACTTCATCTTGAGAGTATATGTCTAAACCCTTTTCAGTAAAGTTGCCATTGTAAGCCAAGGCACTTTCATTACCCAAAATCTTTTCGTTAAATTCAGCATAGTCTACTGTTGAATTAGTAACGCCGCGATAATTCAAGCTCTCATTATGAAATAATACCTTCATAGAAAAATCTCTTCGTCAATTACAGCAATTCTAGTTTTAACGCCAGCTTCTTTCAGCATAACTTCAGCATGATCTATTGAATAGTGTTTACCTGCACCTTTCCCGGTGAATGCTCGATTTGGACCTATGATTTCAGTTATGCCTGACTGAATCAACGCCCTGGTGCAGTCGGCGCATGGTTTAGGTTCAAAATTTAGGTATGCTTTAGCGCCAAGAATCTTTGTTCCATTTCTTGCTGCATTAAAAATAGCATTTCTTTCGGCGTGTTCAACCCAAAAATATTTCTCTGGTCGATCCCATCTGCCGGTTAGTTCCGATTCGCGGATTCCTCTGGGGAACCCATTGAATCCCATAGACAAAACAACATTATCTTGACTGACAATAACGCAGCCAACTTTGGTTGATGGATCTTTACTTTTTTGTGCAACAAGAACTGCCTGAAGTACAAACAGTTCATCCCATGATAACGAAGGCATACATACTCCAAAAAAGGGGGGGAGGTTTAACCTCCCCCCCCGATATAATCACATAACTTCAATCTTACGAATTGGAAGAGTAGGAACTACATTTTCTAGATAAACTGAAAGGATTCCATCTGTCAACGATGCTTCCTTGACTTCGATTGTATCTAGAACAACGAAAGTTCTTACGAAAGAACGGCCAGCGATACCCTTTGTGAGGTACTTGCGGTCATCCTTTTCAGATTTCTTACCAGAAATGATAAGATTGTTTTTCTCTAGAGTCACTTCAACTTCACTCTTTTTATAACCAGCAATAGCCAATTCAACGATAAAATTATTTTCATCTTTTTGAATGACGTTTACCGGAGGAAATGCTAAATTGCTAGAATTAGCAAGATTAGCGGCGTCGTCAAGCATATCAAAAACTCGATTAAACCCAAATGTGTGTGGGACGAGGCGATCTAGAGAAGGAAACGAATTTAAACTAGTCATGGTTTTATACTCCTTAGTTAAGCAAGTTTAACGATTCACAAACCCAATATTGGCATTTGCATTCGTATTTATATATTATACCGTAGGTTATTATCTAAATCAAGTTGTTCCTGTTGACCCAAATCCACCATTTCTTTCAGAAAGGCTTACCGGGGGAGTCGGGGTCTCATACATCTTAACAATAGAACTGAAGTTTTGTACAACCTCAGCCTGAGCAATTCTGTCGTTCAAATGAATAGATTGAGTGACATCTGAGATATTTGTTAACAAAACAAAGACCTCTTTTTGATAGTCTGCGTCAATCACACCTTCGCCGTTAGCAAGAACCAAACCGTTCTTCAAAGCTAATCCGGATCTAGAATGCAATCGAATAGAGTAGGAAGGGTATAGCCATGTGCTGTTCGCCTTTCCGTCATCCGCAGATAGCGCAAAAATAAGTCCAGTTGGGACTAGCAGCCTGTCTCCGGGATAGATGTCAAAGGACTTATTTTCTCGTAGAAAAGCCTTGACCTCTAGATTAACTTTACTGTATCCATTGATATGCTCAGAATCTCTGGGTGCGTATCTAATGTCAAAACACGTTGAGTAGGAGGTCGCAAAGGTTGGTAACGGGACGGTCTCGTCAATTCTATAAATTTTCAAAATCATAATATAGTCACTCCATTATTCTGTTGTCGTCTTCTTTCTTCCGATATTGTATTTTGTAACTAACGTCCAATCAGACTTTTCTTTGTGGGTCAAAATTTTAATCTGGCTCAGTGGAGCAATGTTGTCTTTAGTTTTATCTGGATCTACTAAAGAAACTAAACCCCATTCCGCGATTAAGTTAGCAATAGTATTTCTTCTTTCTATATCATTATCTGAAAAATTTGATGGTTTACCGTCTAGAGCAAATAGCTCTTTAAAATGAACGATGTAGTATTTGCCTTGCTTGTGTAAAATGTGGCAAGACTGGTATAGTACGTTTTCTTTTTTTGCTGCTACGCCAATTCTAGTTAACGTTTCTCTGACCTTTAAGAACGAGTCAGGTTGGTCTAATGTAACCTCAACCAAAGAACTAATATTCATTTCAATCACCCTTGTATATTTTTGATTTTATCATTTTAAGCTCTTGATTATTTAGTATTTTCAAAACTTCAAGGGATTTTGCGTCTGAGTATCCGTAATACTCTTTGATTACCTCCAACATCTCAGCTTCTTCTTTTTTATACCATTTTGTATATTGACGTTTCATTGGCCTGACTATATGAAACAAAAAATCATACTTCATCTTATTATCCAGATTTGGATTTTTATTCATCTCATTGGCTAATAGAACTGTATCTCTATGGTAGGACAGCGCTCTATGCACCATAAATGCTGGATAAGAATTTTCGTCTCGTTGCGTCAACAAAGCATATTGCTTTGTTTGTAAAATTGAGGGTAAAGTGTTTTTGAATAGATCAGACATTGAAACTACACTCACTCATAATTTCGGTTAAACACGCAACGGTATTCAATTCTTGATCAGCGACGAAAGCTGACTGGTATTGATACTTGGCTAAAATAACAACTGCATTTGGAATCGTAGCCTTGTCCATTATATCATAAAGATTGTCATAGATTTTTCTATAGATCCGGCTAGCATCTTCGCCGCCCTGATCAGCCACCCACTTTCGCATACCACTAAAATCTGAATTAGCCAAACACTTAACTAGTTCAGTTATAGATATGTCGACGACTGCCGAGAGAATACCAGCATCAATTTTACCTGATACTGAATACCTTTGCAGCTCATTCAATATGCGCCTGTAGTCAGGGAAATACTTCTTTACCAATTCCGCTAGGACTTGCGGCTCGTAAGGAACATTTTCTGACTTTAAAATAGATGCTGCTCGCTTCATAAACAAAGAAGCCATCTTAGGCTTATCTTCTTTGCGAATTTTAAAGTCGATCACGGCGCAGCGAGAATGGAGTGGTTCGATCAGCCTGTTCTTAAAATTGCAAGTCATAATGAATGTGCAATTATGAGCAAACTCTTCCATTGCGCCACGAAGAGCAGGCTGAATGCTGTTAGCGTTTAGATAATCAGCCTCATCAATAATGATGACCTTTTTATTCCCACCCAAAGACATCGAAGAAGCATAAGCTTTGATCTTAGTTCTGAATGTATCAATACCGTTTTCATCAGATCCATTGATGAAAAGATAATCACATTCAATCTCTTCGCAAAGAGCTTTAGCGATAGTAGTCTTACCCATACCTGGGCCACCGCAAAGAAGAAGATGCGGAATTTCTTTTCTATTTACATATGATTGAAAAGTTGCCTTGTATTCATCAGGTAAAATGCATTCAGAGATAGTCTTTGGTCTAAATTTTTCGACCCAGAGCACTTCATTCATAATATAACTCCTAGAATAGGTGGGGTGGGGACGGTGAGTCCCATAGCGAGCAGTCTGGCAAAAGCAACTATCGACCGAAGTCGCACCCCGTTAGTAGATCACTCAGTCACTGTTTCGTATGCCTCAGAAAAATCATTTTGCTGAGCAACTTCTTCAGCATAGTTATTTTTGTGATAAGTCCTGGCCAACTTTCTAGAAAGTTTCTTAGGCAATTCAAATTCATCCTGCATCTTTTCTAGAATTTCCTTGACTAGATCTCGTTCAGCTTCAATCCTAGCGTAAGAGTTTGACATTTCTTTCAAACAACCTAGAACAGCCTGCTTATGTTGTGGGTTAATTCTCATAATTATTCACCGAAGGTAGATAGGCCAGATTCAATTGCAACGTAGTACTTAATGTTTAGCTTTACGTTTGAAAATAAAGCAACACCCTTCTTAGAAACCGAAACATTATATGAGCCTGCAATCATTTTAAAGTTTTCGACTTTTAAGACCACCTTGAAAAAAGAATCATCACCCTTACCGATCTGAATACGGGAAACGTCTGCAGCGTCATCCTTAACATCAGAAGCAACAAACCAAACATTTTCGCCGTCGCTCTCAAAAACAAAATTCGGAGAACCGGAAATGCCTGCGCTCTTTCTCATCCAGTCAAGATCTTCTTCACTCAAGTCAAAAGAAACTGCTACCTGACCCAGGTCAATTCCCTTATCGGGTGGAGTTGTAATGACCTTAACTGAAGCATACTTAATGTAATCCTTTCGACGAGAATCTTCCGTCAGAATAAAGACCTTGTCTTCGTCGAAATTCAACACCGGCTGTTTGTAAAGAGAGATCTTCGCCAAGAACTTGTTTAGATCATAAAGAGCGCAAGTCTTAGGGAAATCTTCTGATACTACTGCCTCCACATAAACAGTCTTTAGTGGAGAAATAGTTCTCAAAACATTACCTTCCTTAAAAAGTAGGCTCTGATTGATAGTAGAAAAATTCTTTAAAATAGTAACCGTATCATCTGAAATCTTCATATTTAATCACCTCAATTTCCTCAACTCTATTATTATATAAGATATCGACCAAAAAGTCAACCCTACTAGACAATTCTTTTAATGAGCAAGAATTATCAAAGGTTATATCATAGTCAGCGCCAATCCAAGCCCACTCGCTGAAATGAATTTCGGGGAATTTTTGTTCCATCAATTCACCTCTATCCTCCAGCACCCAAAGATCATCTTCATTGGTTGTATTTTGCTTAAACGCACAATCATACCAAAGTTGATCCGGCCCTCGACGAACTCTAACGATCTTACCACCAGAAGCCTTAATTGCATTGATTTCATTTGGAAATCTCACATCAGCAATAGCGTAGTTTACGTTTGGATTATTTTCACAGCGGCGCAAAACAGTATGAACCCAGAGGTCGGGGTGAAATACACCTCTCCCCGCCTCTGTTCCCATAAGTTGCAACGCTAGTCTGGGTGAAAATGGTTTACCGAATTTAGTAGACCACCAAGCATCCGGAGTTTCGCGCCACAATCTGGACTCTGGCGTTGATCCTTCCAGTAGCTCTCTGTCCCACCCAAAGATTGCTGAGCAAGCGTCCTTTAGACTGTTTGCGAAACTTTCTTTAGCGAACCCATGACGTTCTACTAGAATATCGGCGACGCTACCTTTGCCAGCGCCAATAAATCCAACAAGGCCAACTAGCATAAATTACAGACTTCCAACCCAATTAGCTACGGCTGGCATGTCTCCTGTAAATGCATAAGTTCCAATGTGATGGGTTTTCATCCAAGGGCACATCCAAACCTGTCCACCAATATTTCTCCACCACTGGCAGAACATATAATCTTCTGACAGGTATCGATCGCTCTTACCATGATCAATAACGGTATCAAAATATGCATGGATATAACGCTGACCATCGAAATTTACCTGACCAATATGATCTGGCTTATAGCGAAGCTCAGGATACGCTTCCTTGAACTTATCAAAAACTTCTCGCTTAATCATCATGAATCCAGTACCAAGTTCAAGCACTTCGATTGGCTCAGCAACGCTAAACTTTTCGGTTCCAGGAGCAGGATTGAACACAAAATCACCAGCAAGCTTTTCCAACTCGGAATCTGGGAGTGGCTTTCCCTGCGCATCCTTCCATTCCGGATTTCTCTGAATCGCAGTTTTGATTGCTCCCCACTTAATAGACTTCTTCGGGTATGGTGCGCCAGAAACATCCTTATCCATAGCCAAAAGCGCAATTACATCTCGAGGATCATAGTGGATGTCAGCGTCTAGGAATAGAAGATGAGTGAATCCTTCTGCTCGCAGAAATTCATCAACCAAATAATTTCTGGCGCGGGTGATCAACGATTCATTGAAAATGAATGAGAACCTGACTTCTACACCATAATTTGCACAAACAGTCTGTAAATCTAAACTAGACTTCATGTACATACCGTGCGCCATACCACCATACATTGGAGTAGCGACGAACAATTTACGCTTACGCAGTTCTTCGACTTTAACTTCTAATTGCATATATCATTACCTCAAATTAATCAAACAAACTTTCAAGGGAATTGCTCGGTTCTGAACCTTTAGTTTTCCCAGTTTTATCTTTCAACTTCAATTCAGCGTGTCCAGTAGTTTTTCTAGTGTACATAGTACAATAGTCAGGATACCTCTCAGCTAGAATTTTTGCGGATTCTTCAATTCTCTGAGTGGTTCTGGTTACTTGCATACCTCCTGGTTCTTTGTAATAATTAGACTTAACTGTAATGTAATCTAATCGACAAACAGCACCATCAGATATATAGTACTTAATTGACCTCTCGAAGTCTTCTTTATCGTCCAGAGTCACAGAATATTCTTCTCCATGCCTATTTATGCAACCCCACATGCTACCGATTATGTAGTACAGGCCAACGGCAATTCGGTCGTGCATAAAGAATGGATTAGAAGCAGCATAAACGCCCCAAAGATGAGCATTGTTTTTAATGCAAGCATCAAACCCAGCATTGACTAATTCATCTATATTGGTAATTGGCTCCAACACCTTTTCATTTTTTCGATACTGGATGTCAATTAGATCATCGTCAAGATTTAAAATATAAGTTCCGGGGCTATAATAATTTTGAATATAGTTGCGAATATTGCCCATGCCAGGAACACCGACTACAATATTTTTGTATGGTGTATCAGATAATACGTTTCGATATTCAACTTCTTGATCAGAATCACCAACAAAAATGGTGACCTTTTCAGGATTAACTTTTAGCCTAGTCAGCGTAGACAGAGTTTTTTCTTTAACCGTCTTCGATCTCTTGTAACTAGGAACTGCAATTACATAATCATAGCTCATAAATACCTCTTAAAATAATCCTTCTAAAGTAGAAATTTGCTGGAACGCTTTAGGGTGATAATCATCAACCATTTTTTTGCCGCCATTCTTTTCCAAGAAGTCATACCACTCTTGAGATTCCCACATTCCTTCTGAAATTCCATTCCACAATCTTCTCTGCATAGGATGGTCTGGATTTTTGCGCCTAGACTCAACGAACTGATATCGGAAATCTTCATATTCTTTAGTTCCCAATTCTAGCATTTTTTCGCGCAAATAGCAAACCAAACTAATTCTTTCCGCAACATCATCATGAACAACTATTGGTGTGTTACCGTGCATAATTTCATGGTTATTGACCAGAAGCAAATCGCCCGGCCTAACATTAACGGCAATTCTATATTCCGGAAAAACTAGATACCCCCCAGAATAATTTCCATTATTTGAAAGAACTAGTAGATTAGATAATCCGTCAGCAAAATCTCCAGCATCATAATGTGCAGCAGTTCTAAATGTTTTGTTTACTGTTATTGTAGTAAACACAGTTCCCGGAACTACAAACGTAGGGTCAATTTTATCTATAGCGTTTTTTTGATTTTGCCAACGCCATGGCAACAAAGTTCTAAATCCTCTGTCTAGTGATTGTAGAAACGGAAACGACAACTTAAATTTAGCGTAAGAATGCTGAGTGTATGATGTTGCTCTTCCGTAAGGTATTCTTGGATACCTATCAAACCATCCAGCAATTCCAGAATACACGGGGTTAGCATAAGTTGTATCTGAAATATACGTTTCAAATACTTCGCCAGCTTCGCGCTTTCTTTCTTTAACTGAGAGGCTAATTGCTTCTTTTAACCAAACTTCAAAATTAAAATTATCTTCTTTTATTTTTGCGGACAGCCAAACTAATCCGCGAGTGCCTTGAGTGTTTGAATACTTTTCCCTCAAGATATCTACTTCTTTATTTACGTCAACTTCAATTACACTATTTTCTTCTTGTTTCTTAAAAAAATCCAGTACATGTAACTGGAACTCGTTGACCCATTCTCGACCCAAACAAGTAGACCCTTTAGGCCCAGCAGCTAAACCTCTATTTTGAGATTGGGTTGCTGCTTCTTTTAGTCCAACGTAAGCCTGTTCTTGTTCTTCTTTAGTGAAGAAGTTTTTGCGAAACTTGAACGCAATTTTTTTCTCGTCTTTTGTATTGATTTCGGTGCAGTCAGCGCAATTTGCAGTAGAACAATCAGCCTTAGTTACTGGATCGCAATCAGCTTTTTGATAGCAATCAGTATCTTCCTCAATTAGAAGATCATAATGCGATTCGTCTAGAAATTGACCTAGCAAATAAGAACAATCAATCTTTTCGCGAGCTACAATAACCTTTGCCATAATCTCCCTCCAAAAAATTATTATATCTCTTATTTAACAAAAAGTCAATTTCCCGCGTGAAATAAAACTGCGGGGGCGAAAGCCCCCACAATTTCAAAAACAACTATTGTGTTTTTATGCCGCCATCTTAACGGTGATTGCGTTGCGATAAAGAGTCTTTCTTGCACGCGCCACATGACGGTTGTCAAAATAGCTAACGAAAGCTCGGCTAGGATTGCCCAGACGATACGCAAAGGTCTTTTCGCCGCGAGAAGTGGTGACGCGATTCGTGTAAATCGAAACACCCTCATTACGCAAACGATAAACCAAATCGGCAACATTATCAACCTTAAACAGGGTTCGGGCCTGCTTAGTTGTGACGACATTACCACCAGACAGATAGTTCAGCATAGAATTAATAGCACTCATATATTATACCTCATTAAATATCCCCATCAAAAACCCAAACAATTGGGGGTTATTGTTTGGTCTAGTCATTATTATACTACTTCTAAAGTCAAAAGTAAAGTTTTATTTTAGCGGGTGGCGCTGGTCAAAAGTATCCATCCAATTCAACAATAGCTCTTTCGCTTCTTTCTTGGAAATGCTGAAAGCTTCTTGTACATATGGCGC